ATGAAGAATTTGTCGCCACCAGCCAAGATCAGCCTGAACCAGCGGTGATTGGCCATGACCAGCCGAGACTGGAAACGATGGTGCCTGACCATGCCGGCTCACTAGCTGGACTTGTGGGGGACATGGCAAAACAGATACTTCACATTGACATGATGCCCTGGCAACAGCATGTACTTGAAGGAATCTTGGCCGTGGATGCCGATCAGAAGTTTGTGCATCGCTCAAGCCTTGTTTCGGTCGCTCGTCAGAACGGTAAGACCACAATCATCCAGGCGCTCATCCTGTTTTGGCTTGTGGAGATGCCAAAGATACGTGGCGGTAAACAAACCGTAGTATCTGGCGCGCACAGACTTGACCTTGCATGCTTGCTCTTTGATGATCTGGCACCAATCCTTGAAGAGTATTACGGCGCCAAGATCGTCAAGTCTTACGGCCGTTATCAGGCCACCATGCCAGACGGCAGCAAGTGGTGGGTCAAAGCGTTGAAGCCGAACCAAGGTCACGGTATGAGCATTGATCTTGTGGTCGTTGACGAGTTATTTGACGTCAACCCCGACTCGGTTGAGGGCGGTCTGTTGCCGGCACAGCGCGCACGCAAAAACCCGTTGGCGTGTTTCTTTAGTACTGCTGGCACGGAAGAATCGGTGCTGTTTCAGCGTTGGCGTGAGGCTGGCATTCGAGCCATTGACAAGGGTGAGCCGTCAACGATGTATATGGCGGAATGGTCGCCTGACCCGAGCCTTGACCCGTTGCATCCTGCGTCATGGGCGTGGGGTAATCCTGCGCTCGGTCACACGTTGGACATGGACACAATTAGACAGGAATCCACAAACCCTGATCGGGCATCGTTCTTGCGCGCATCCTTAAACCTTTGGGTGAGTGTTGTGCGCGGATGGATTGAGCCTGGTCGCTGGCCGTCATTGGAATACACAGGGGACATCCCTAGCGGTGGCGTCGTGGCAATCGAATCGTCGCTGGATGACTCCCGATACAGCGCAACCAGATGCGTCAACCTGTCAGACGGTCGTGTGCTTGTCACCGTGGCATTCATTGCCGAGTCAATTACAGAGCTGTGGGACAACGTGCAAGAACTTGCCAAAGACCCGACGATCAGGTTTGCTTTGTCGCCGACCGTGGACGCAACCTGCCCGCCGAACATTGAGCGCCGCAGGGTCGTTGTTGGTTACGCAGAATTAGGACGGTTTACACCGCTTGCCAAAAACATGATTGCCGAGGCACGCTTATTGCACACAGGAGAAAAACTGTTAGCCGAACATGTCCAGCGCGCCGTTGCTGTTCGCACCGACAACACGATCGTGCTATCCAGCAAGCGATCACCTGGGCCGATTGAGTTAGCGCGCACAATGGTCTGGGGAATTGGCATGTGTGCCCGTCCAGTCAACAGCGGAAAGCCCATGCTTGTCGCGGTAAATAACTAAGATAAACGCGGCGACCGCGCACCTTGCCTTTTGTCGGAATCGGATAAGTCATGCGCGGTTGCCACTTATATGACAAAGTAGGACTATGGCGATCTTTAACAAAACCAAGAAAGCAGCAATAAGCCCAGCGCCAAGCAAGGCGGCTGCAGCTGGCGGTTTCGCACCAGGTTATTCATCGTCAAATGTCGGCGTAAACATGATCGGTCAGTACTACACCTACCGCGAAGGCGAAGCGCGTAACGCGGCAATTAGCGTCCCAACAATTAACCGTGCGCGCGATCTAATGGCGTCAGTAATCGGCTCAATGAATCTTCGCTCATACAACGAGTTTTGGAACGGCGAAGAAATGGAAAAGATTTACATCGCTCCACGTTCATGGTTGCGCCGACCAGACCCAACAGTTTCGTTCCAGTTCCTTATGAGCTGGACTCTTGATGACCTCATGATGTTTGGGCGCGCATTCTGGTACATCACGTCGCGCACAGCCGACGGATATCCGGCATCGTTTACTCGACTGCCAGCAGGCTCAATCACTACTACCGACATGGCTGGCCCTGTGTGGTTTGCTCCATCGTCACAGGTGTATTTCCAAGGCGGAGAAATCGACCCAGCAAACCTTGTGCAATTCTTGTCTCCAGCACAAGGCCTAATCTATTCGGCACCAGGCGCAATTGAAACCGCGCTAAAACTTGAAGCAGCGCGCAACCGCAACGCATCGTCAAGCATTCCTGCCGGCGTACTCAAACAAACTGGTGGCGAACCACTTAGCGCGCAAGAACTTGCTGATTTGGCTAGCGCGTTTAATGCCGCTCGAGCAACTAACCAGACTGCAGCGTTAAACGAGTATTTGACATACACGGAAACAAACAGCACACCTGACAAGATGCTTTTGATTGAGGCGTCGCAATATCAGGCGCTGGAAATGTCGCGCTTGGCAAACGTGCCACCATATTTGGTCGGCGTTGCTACTGGCGCTTACTCATACCAGTCGTCACAGCAAGCGCGCGCAGACCTGTACTTGTTTGGAGTGAAATTGTATGCCGACGCAATTGCTGGCGCATTGTCAATGGACAACGTGTTACCGCGCGGAACATACGTCGAGTTTGACGCCGATGAATACCTAGAAGAAAACTTTATGACCGATCGTATGGACAATGAAGAAGTAGTTGTAAGAGAAAACACTCAAGAGGAGTTAGCACGATGATTAAGTTAATTGCAGGAGAATTTACGGTTGACGCCGCAATCGGCGAAGCACCAAAGCGCACGATCTCTGGAACCGCAGTTCCGTACAACGTGCCGGCAACAGTTTCGGATGGCACATCTGTGATCTTTCGCCCAGGCTCATTGCCAATCGAAGGAAAAGCGCCACGTCTGTTTATGTACCACGATGCCAGCCAACCAGTAGGCGTTGTCACCGAGCGCGTGGACACCGAAGAAGGCATGATGTTCAGCGCCAAGATCAGCGCAACGACGCTTGGCAATGACGCTTTGGTCATGGCCTTAGACGGCACCATTGACCAGGTATCGGTTGGCGTAAACCCAACCAAGTTCTCGTATGACGAAGAAGGAACAATGATTATTGAGTCAGCCGACTGGATGGAATTGTCCCTAGTTCCGATCGGCGCTTTTGGCGATGCCGCAAACATCACCAAAGTCGCAGCGAGTATCCACCAAGAGCCAGAAGAAGTAGTGTTAAATGAAGAAGTAACCCCAGTAGAGGAGAAACCAGAAATGTCAGAAGTAACCGCACCAGCAGTCGAGGCAACAATCCCTACTGCACCAATTTTTGCACAGGTTAAAAAAGAATTCGTCTTGCCAACCGCAGGCGAGTTCATGGCCGCTTATCACATCGGTGGCGACACGTTCGCAAACATGAACAAAGCTGTTGCTGAATACACAGCATCAAAGAAAACAGCATTGCAAGCAGCTGCAGGCGATGTTCTTACGACTGACACTTTAGGCCTCTTGCCCGTTCCGGTGCTCGGACCATTGGTGCAGGATCTAAATTTCATCAGGCCTACCGTGGAAGCACTTGGCGCACGCGCTTATCCAGATGGCGGACAATCAAAAACTTTTATCCGTCCAACCATTACCACGCACACAAGCGTTGCATCACAGGCAAACGAACTTGGCGCAGTATCAGCAACCACAATGGTCATTGCCTCAAATTCGGTTACCAAGACAACACTTGCAGGCCAAGTAACTTTGTCAGCACAAGACATGGATTTCACTTCACCAAGTGCAATGCAGTTGATCTTGAATGACTTGATGGGCGAATACATGATCGCATCGGACAACCTTGCAGCAGACAACCTGCTTGCCGCTGCAAACTCGTCAGGCGTATGGGACGGAACTCCAGAAGACTTCCTAAAGTCCGTTTACGATGCAGCCAATGACGTGTCAAGCGGTCGTAACTGGATGCCGACACACATGTTCGTTTCCGTTGACGTATGGGCACAGCTCGGACAACTTGTGGACTCAAGCAAGCGTCCATTGTTCCCATTCATCGGAGCAGGCCTCACAGGTCAGAACGCACTTGGCAACGCATCTGCAACATCATGGAACGGCAACCCAATCGGATTGCAACTTGTAGTTGACAGCAACTTCGCTGCCAAGACCATGATCATTACCCGTGTTGGTCAAGGCCAAGGCGACGCATTCGAGTTCTACGAATCAATCCGTGGCCTCATGAGCGTTGAACAGCCGTCAGTTTTGGGTCGTCAATTCTCATTCCATGGATACGTCAGCACCTTTGCTGCAATCGGTGGCATGATTCGCAAGATCACCCAGGCTTAGTAGAAAGGCGGCTTAACCGCCATGGCTACTTACACAGTTACTAACAAGTACCTGATTGACAACTTTGCCGTACTGCAACTCCTGACCCCCAGCGAGATTGCAGTCGGCAGTTCAATCACGGTCGCTGGAGTTGACGCAACATTTAACGGCACTTACTCGGTGCGCGCATTGCCACAGTATTTGTTTTTGGGCATTGATACGCAGGGCGATCTGCTTTACGA